AGACATAGGATATCCGTAGACATCGTAGCCGTTAACCGTCGCGGTTGCATAAGTGGCGCTGGCTGCTGCAGTAACGCTTACTGCACGACCAACCATTGCCATTGGGTTCCAAAGCCAAATTGATGGCGTCTGGAGGTTCGTTGGAATTGCGCAAGATTGCACGTTTGGATAGGCCAAAGTAACCGTACCAGACGTGAATGTTACGTTTTGACTTAGCTGATAAGTACCAGTCTGTCCGTTACCAACCGTTGATGAAGTTCCTGTCGTCGTCAATTGGGAACCAATATAGACGCCAGAAGATGCACCAAGGGTTCCGCCCGTTACCGTTGTAGAGGCAGAGAGAAGAACCATTCCCGGACCAATTGGCATGCCACTGTTTGCCGTAACAGTCAGGACACCGTTCGTTGCTGAAGCGGTAACTGAAGCGTAAGCATCAAGTGCCAAAACCGTATCCGTGGCGCCCGTATCTGACCGGGTAAACGTGGACGAATAGTAGACGCCAGTAGTAGCGGAGTTAGTCGTAACAAGCGAAAGAGTCGCGCTTGTTGGGTTTGCAGAGGCAACAATTGCTGCCGCTGCGTTTGTGTATGGGACACCCGTGAACGAAACAATGTCACTGAAGCCGTACCAACCAAAGTCTTGAGCAGACTGTGCTTCACCCGGAAAATAAGTGAATGGCTGGCGCGGATCAAGGATGCCGCCCCCCGCATAAAATAGCGAGGAGCCTAAGTCAGGGTTGTAGTCCGATGGTTGCGTTGGGTTTTGCCCAAATACAATAATAGGACCGGAGAATGCTGTATCAGCCATAGTGCCTTCTCCTTACGAGGTTGGGAACGAGCCGTAGATCGCGCGCCAGTTGTAGTAACCAAACGAGTAACGCTCATAGCCCTTCACAAGCAAGTTGTCAGTGACAAAATCGACTTGCATGTCTGTTTCGAACTTAATGCGTTCCATATACGCCAAGCCATCGATGTTGGTGAGGAGGAACCAAGCGTAAGCTGAGGTCAAGAAGTCGTTGACCATATAGCCTTCGCTGAGACCACCTGCCGTCATCATGATCGCGTTGACGTCGTTGTCCGCAGTACCCGGACGCAATTCAGTCTTCGTGAGACGGATTGCAACTGGTTCCAACTGTGGAGGAACGATAAGCTTACGGCCACGCGCGAAGATTTTCAGACCAGCCTGATCTTTGAAGTTCGTGCGGACTGCAATCATTGCATTCAGCAAGGTAGCTTCGTTCAAGTCAACCTGAGTCGTTGGCGTGTTAGCAACCGTACCACCGTCAATAGGATGCGCCGTGGAGCAGAGTGCTACACCGTCACCGCCAACTGCTGCGTTGTACGTCGTTGCCGTGTTGAGGATGTTCGCGCCATAGATTTCCTTAGTCTGCTGGAAAGATTCCACGAGGCCAAGGTTGGATGGCATGAACTGGGTCTTGTAGAGGTTATCGTCAATCGCCTTGCGGGTGATTGCGTAACCCAGAGCAATTTCCGTATGCTCTTGGTTCCAGACGAAGCGTTCGCCAGCGTTAGAATCAAAAGCGGTCTGGCCGCCTTCAGTCTTAAGCTGTGCGAGGCCAAGGTAACGCATTTCTGCCGTGCGTTCCAAAGCCATTTTGGATTCGTGCTTCGTAAAGATTTTGTCGTACTGAGATGAAATCATCTCGTACTTGCCTTCTACCCCGCGTAGGCCGGGAAGGAGAAGGTCACGGATCTGTGAGAGATTAACAGCCATAGTACCTTACTCCTTAGCTGATGCCAGTTGGGCCAGCGCCGTTGCTGCGTAGCCATTCGTTGTTGAAGCCAACAATGACGTTGCAGTACTGCGAGGTTGGATCGCCGCCGTTTTGAACACCAACTTGGTAATCAATGACGACGAATGGGAAGGTTGCAGTCGTCGCAAGCGACGAAAGATATGCACCGGAACGACCCGTTGACGTGTTGCCCGTACCAATGGAGAACTGGGCATATTGGCCCTGAACGCCAGAAGTCTGCGTGGAAAGCGTACCCGTGATTGGGAACGACGACGTGCTGGTCTGGACGATGAAACGAGCGTTTGGATCATCAATGACGTAAGCTTCTACGTCGCCAGTTGCACCGGAGCCGGGCCAATAGCTGGACCAGACCGTGCGGCCAAGAGATGTGTTGAGGTATTTGCAACCAACAAAAATACCCGCGAGGGTCGTTGAGCCGGGCGAAGCCTGAACAATGTAACCGTTGGCGCTGCTTACCGCTGGCATTACTGGATCGCCAGTGTAGATAGCACCTGAACTCGACGCAATACGGCGTACGGATTGAGCGAACGTAGGCGCACCACCCGCACCACCCTGATACTGCGTAAAGCCAAAATACGCTTGCGTATTAGCCATAGCAATTTTTCCTGAGTGATGAGGTTACTATGCGCCAAGCACTGCTAACCCCGACAAGATAACCCGCCTCCCACAGGGCAGGTTAGAGGCCGTCCTTATTCATTAGGAACAGGCATAGCCTCGTATGATTTTTTCACCTGAGGACGGACGCGAGCATCCTCGCGGGTCATTGTGCCATCAGGTGTGGTGCTAAGCTGTTGTTCCTTAGAACGGACTTGGTTCCTAGCACGACGCAATTCTATAGCTTTTGCTTCATCTGTCAACTCTTTAGGACGCTCCATCAAAATCATGCCGTCACGCTCAATCGTGGCGTAGTTACCAGTTGGCATCATAGCCTTGTGGCGGGCGTCACGATTTGCGGGAACTGGCGTCCAACCAGCATCAGCCAAGCGGATTTGATACGATGGGTCTTCCTGATTATAAATGGTTTTGCGCTTCCATTCATATGACCAGCCCTCTGGGACAATGTATGGATCAATGAAATACTGATCCGTGTTGTCCATGTCCAAGCCCTGACGGTGGGCGCGGATTTCAGCAACGCGTTTTGCCGCACGTTCTGCGGGGCTTTCTTCACGAACATCACCACGGACATCTGGGCGGATGTCAGAAGTTGATTTTTTAGGGGTTAATTTAGTGAGTTTGGTTTCATTCTCAGCCATCTGGCTCTCCTATTAGTTAAGCTTACCTTCGCGCTTCAACGCGACCATGTTCTTGGCGTAATCTTCAGGGGACATGCCCATCATTGACGCCATCTCACGCATTTCAGAACTTAGACGCACCACTTGAGACTTGTTTGGCGTACCGGACGCAGTTCGTGTGGTGGGCGCAGCGGCTGGCGCAGTCCGTTTCTGAACCGGAGCAGCGGCGGCAGACAATGCAATGTCTTCACCGTCATCAGCCTGTACTGGAGGAGCCTTTTTGAAGCCCAACTGCTGCTCAATTGCATCAAAATATGCATCAGAATCAACAATATAGCCGTCTGCCATAGCAATATTGTGGGCGCCAACCATCTTTTGATACATGCGCTGGTCCGTGATGCACTGAGGATGCGCCCTGATCCATGCGGCGGATCGTGGCGACAGCGTTGAAGCTACACGCTCAACCGGATCGTTGGTCTGTGGCGCCGCTGGTTGTGGGTTAGCTAAACGCTCCTCAAGGGAAGCCTTGCCATTCTGTAGCTGCAACAACTTTGCAGCATTTAATGACATCGTTTCCTGAATCTGAGCAGCCGCATCGTAGTCACCTGAAGTCATAGCTTCTTTGAAGTTAGACTTTAGGTAATCAGATTCGCGCTTAAGCTTATCAATTGCCCCAGTAATAAGCTGGAGATTGCTGTCTTGTACTTCAGCGGCAGCCTTTGTAGCCGTCTGCTGCGCTTGTTGGGCGCGGCTCTCTGCCTCAAACCGGAGTTTCTTTTCCTCCTCAAGGCGAGCCTTCAGTTCCGCAATGCCATCTTCCGGCGTCTGCGAATCATTTGCCGCTACTTTTGTTTCCGTTTTGTTCTCTTCAGCAACCGCCTCTGGGGCGTCGTCAAGAACGGTAATTTCTTCGTCTACTTGTTCCATTTGGAATTTCCTTACCAAACTGCATCAGGTGCCGGGATGCGGCCACGGATGTCGATGTCACGCAAAACGCGGCATTGAACGCCATGCACGTTCATGGACCAGCCATCAGATGGGCGGTAAAACACCCAGTCGTTGACATTAACTTCAACGCCCTTGAACCAGTCTTGGTCGTCGTCAATAAATGCCAACGGACCTTTCTTGACTACTAAGCCAACTTTGCCTTGGTATTTGTCTTCCTCAACGTACTTATCCGTTAAGTGAATACCGCTTTTTGTCTTGTTAGGGCGCACATATGTTGCAATCAGAACATGCGTGTTAAATACTTCAATGTCTTTAATGTCGCCCAATTCTTTAAGAATAGATTCCTTTGGGTCTACGTCGTGATGCATCCGCGTATACGGCATACTTATCCTCTTTCACCTGTTTGAATAATGCGGTCAGCTTCAGACATGAGTTCTTTGGCCCTCTGCAAGCCGCGAATCATGCCCACTCTAAATTTGTAATCTTTGATGTCGTCCACGTTTCCGTTGGCGAGAATAGCAAGCTCGTCAGCAATCGCCTCGTCTATGAGGCGGCCAATTTCATACTCTAAGAGGCTGCTATATGTTTGTACCATGCGGAATGTATACACACCGCACGGTATCTATTCCTATCCCGCTAGGAACTTTTAGACGGGTTAATCTAAGCCGTAAGCCTTAATCTTCTCAATCCGTCCCAAGCCACCGCCCGCAGCATTGTCAATAATGTGCTTTGGCGCTGGGTTGCTTTCCACCTTACCGCCAGACTTGCGGCCAATTGGAGGCATTCCCGGACGAGCCGCACCCATTGGAGGCAACTGAGGCATGGCGCCCATAGGCATACCCTGTGGAGGCATTACTGGTGGACGTGGTGGTGGAGGAGGAACCATTGGCCCACCCATTGGAGGCATCACAGGAGGCTGCGACATGCCGCTATGTGGGTGGATCATGATGTTGACGTTAGTCTTACCCTTGGCTGAACCGCCATGCTTGCGAGCAACGCGACCGCCGTCAACACCCGGAACTTCATGCGGGTAACCCTGACGGACATACAAGCCACGGCCAGCTTCACCGCCATCAGCGTGATGCATGCGCTTCAACGTCTTAGCTAAATTAGCCTTTTTAGCTAATTTTGGATTGTCGCTGTGTGCAGCCTTCTCAAGCTTCTTGGCAGGAATCTTTTCTCCAGCAGGAACATGAAGTGCCTTGTGGAGCGAACCCGGATGCTTAATCGCGCCCTGAATCCACTTGGTTGATCCGCCTTCAGCCTTCTTAGACTTAGCTTCGCCGCCCCAGCAATGTTCATCACGCTTCATGGCAGATGACTTAATCATTTTCTTGATGAGTGCCTTGTCTTGAGCCTCATCAGGATGTGTCGCGCCGCCCTTTTTGTAACCCGTGTTAGGGTTAGTGGTTGGCTTAGGACCAGTGTACTTAACTGGCTTATCAGCAGGGCGAGGCGTAGGCATAGGAACACGCTCAGGCAATCCACGGCCCTTCATTCCCTGCTCAATCTGGTCCTGACGGATGATATCACCTACTGCATCACCATCTGCGTGATGTTCGCGGTGAACTTTGCCACCCTTCTTCATCATTGGCTTGCCTGCCATGCCGGGCGCAACGCCAACTGGTGGGCGAGCAATCATTGGGCGCATTGGGCGCATGCCGCGCATTGGGCGACCAGCTAGTGGGGCGCCTGCAATTGGAGCATCACCAATCGCACCAGCCATCGCCTTGTGAGCGCGGCCACCACGCTTCATGCCGCCAATTTTCTTGACGCCAGCGCGTTCCTCATTAGCCATTTTGTCATCACGGTTAAGAAAGCCATCTACAGACATTGCGCGGCCACCCTCTTTGCGGGCCTTGCGGTCTGCGCGCTTCTTAGCATGAACACCGTGTACTTTGCCGCCTGACTTATACTGGCGTGGGCTAACAGGGCGCATGCCATTCTGTTTGTCCGCTTCAAGCATTTCAGGAGGCGACCACGACGAGGAGTCAACTTTAGTATGAGGCTCGCCGCTCTGGATGCCCTTCAACTTCTTGGCTGCACCCTCACGGGCCTGTTTAAGATACTCATGCATAAGTCTGCTCCTTCACTGCGCGTCCGCAGATGTAATAAGGGAATATTAGCCTATTTACCAAGTTTGCACAATAGATGTTCATGATCTGTTCTGCATGGCAAGCAAGCGAATTGCATTGGCTAAGGCATTGTTTTCGCCAACTCTTCCGCCAGCGGCACGGTAGCCCGGAACTAATGCCCAGTTAATAGGATCACGATAGGAAATTGGCGCCACATTGCCAATTCCGGCACCATATGCGCCGTAATCAAGGTATGGAGTGCGCTTAGCGTATGTGAATGGCACTGGTGTACCCGGAACGACAGGGGCCGCCGCAGGAGTTGCCGCCACAGGCGCCGCAACTGTCTCAATTGGGAGTTGTTGCTGCCCACCGCCATGCCCGCCAAATGACGTTTCAGGCTGTCTTTCCGCATTTTGGCTTATTTTATTGTATTCATCTGACCCAAGTTTGTAATTTGGCGTAAA